CGCCAAGTCATCGACAAATGGCACTCAAAGAACTCCTCCTGTTCGCTATCGCTGCAACACTGACGAGTTACATGACTGAACCCATCGTGGCCTTATGGAACTTTGACTTCCCATCGTTCATTTACGGAATCGAGTATCCTGCCCTCCATCCCTTCTGCGTCTTTTCGGCTCCTCCTGAGCCCAACACGTGGTCCTGGGTGTTGTCCCGTCTTTCCGGTACAGCCTACCGCTGTGCACTAAGCTATGGTCCCTTCGACTACTGTGTCATTCTGATAGTTCTCGGAGGCCTCTCCTTTCTTGGCTTTCTACTCGCCAAGATTGCGAGGGACAGCCCCATAGGAGCAAGAGTTCGAAGCGAGATTCTCAATCGGTTGTTTGAGAAGACTGACACGGCTCCTATGCGCAACGCTTTCGACCTGACAACCAGTGCTCAGATGTTCGTTCCCATACATCACACTCATCCCAGGTCCGCATCCAGCCGCAACAACGCTTCCACGGTGCTCAACACCATAGCAAAGGCCATGGGCCGGACCCCCTATTTCATTCAGATGTCAAAATCTGACGAGCGCCGCGGGCGCACTGGCTGTCGTTCCTACCACTGGGCCAAAGACCTCACCCTCGAACAGATACCGTTCGAGCCTCCGATGAACGCCGCTTTTGTTTATGTGGACGTTGACCAGTACCTTGACATGGACGACATACTCGCTGAACACCCCGTTCCCCATCTGATCTATACTTTCCAACCCTCGTCTGTCGCTAAGACCGATGGAGAGTACAGTTTCAGCTTCGAAAACGACGTGGTCACCTATGTTGTTGCCGGCGGTGCTGTGTACAAGCATCCCGTGTGGAACTACAAAGGAGACACTGTGATGTGCTCCAAGTTCGTTCCCACTGCTCTGTCCTGGAAGATCACCTGCTATCTCATCAACCGCCGAGGTTGCGGCGAGCATCACCAGATGATAGGCTTGTTTCCCTTTGCCCACTACTCTGGACCCTTTCCTGTGCATTTTCTGCTGCCCCCGGCTCCGTTGGTCCCCTTACGCGTTAGTTATGGCAAGTACAACAGGATGGAAGCCCAAACTGCCGGCGGTCTCATGCGCTCGGTTGGCTTGGGTGGAACCACGATAAGCTCAACTGTACCTGCCTCCTTGGATGACGCGCTGCAAGTCGCTGCGACTAACGGATCATCGGACATATCTGTGGCTCAAGTGCTCCAAACGGCCAAGGTCGCAGGAGTCTCTCTTGATCCTGTCGCCACAAATATGCTCGTTAATTACCATCGGTCCGTCCCAAGTGGCCCGTGCGAGAAAGTGTTCCCCGTGAGACCAGATGTGGTCAGTTATCAATTTTACCCTAATCTGGGTACCCTGGCGGACAAACCGTGCATGAAGGCGTTCATGAAACCCCTCTTGCACGGCGCAACTGTCCCGACCAAATCCCTGGGAAATGAGAAGCGATCTATTGAAGGTAGGATTGAGGAGATCCGACCTGAGAATAAGTCTCTCCCAGATGCATTTCTCTTAGAAGCTATAGAGAAATTTAGCCAATATTTGGTTCCCGATTGCATGGTTGGCACCGGAACCAAAGTTGACATTGAAGAGGTATATAAACGCCAAAACCGCCCCTCTCAAAAGAGGATTCTCGACGAAGCCTGTTCGGATCCCAGAGAACTGAGTGACGATCCCGTTAAGTCATTCATGAAGGCTGAGAACTATGCTGAAGAACCTGAAGCGGAGCCAAAAGATCCCCGGAACATTAGCACCGTGCCTCCTGTAAACAAACTCAATTATTCCCAGTATGTTTACAGTTTTGTTGACAACATCATCAAGCTTCAACCGTGGTATGCCTTCGGAAAATCTCCCGCCGCCATAGCGGAGATTGTTGCCCGCATCTGTGTTGAATCTGTCTCCCACGTCAATGATGGCGATCTGTCCAGATTTGACGGTAGGGTCACAGACAATTGTCGCCTGGTGGAACAATCCGTGATGCTTAGATATTTTGGAAGTGACGAGTATCTCGTTTCTCTTATGAGTTCCCAAAAGTACCAGAAAGCCAGGACTAGACTCGGAGTCAAGTATTTTACCACTTCGGATCGGTTGTCCGGATCCCCTGAGACTTCGAGTTTCAACACGCTGCTCAACGCCTTCATGGTCTTTCTTGGGTTCATGAAGAGCGGAATGAGCCCCCCAGAGGCTTGGGAAGCCCTCGGGCGCCTTGCCATCCTGGGCGGTGACGATTCTCACGTTGGGGACATAGAAGAGAGGTCTTACATCTCAGCCGTGTCCATGATGGGCCATGTCCTCAAGTCGAATCAGATCCCTCGAGGCGCGGACGGAGTCAACTTTCTGTCACGACAATTTTCCGATCAAGTATGGTTCGGAAACCCCGATTCCTGCTGCGACATTCCACGTCAACTCATGAAGTATCATCTGACAGTAGCGCTGCCTGACAACGTCACTCCCCTCCAGAAGCTGAAAGAGAAGGCCCGATCGTATTCTCTGACTGACGCGCACACCCCCATCATCGGGGAGTTCTCTCTCCTCGCCATGGAGGTTTGCGCCAATGTCGTTCAAGCCAAGAACTTGGACCTGGCCAGCTGGTTTTCAAGATTCGAAGAAACTGTTCAATTCCCGAACGAGAATAGAAACGGTTGGATGGACGCTTATTTCGACCGAGTCTTACCCAAGTTTGACCGAAGGAAGTTCGATGAATGGTGCTACGCTGTCCGAGCTGGAAGGGCAAGTATCTTGGAATGCCCAGGCTTTGAACCCATCAATTTGGTGCCCATAGTATCTAGCCGGGAAGTGGTCTACGCTGACACCGTTGTCAGTCCTCAAGACTCACAGCGCAAGAACCCGACGCCCAAAGGCACCCCCAGACCCGTCCCAGGAAAACCTCAAACTTCATCCAGAAGTAAAAGCTCACCACCCACGCCGCAAGTGGAAGACGCGGCGAGATCCAAGGGCCCAGCTGCTAAGCCTCCCCTGCGCCGCAGTACCACGCGCAAGCGAAACTATGACCACGCCTCGAAGATGGGCGGGTCCGATCCCGGACCTGAAGTGGTCCATGGCGAGTGTCTCCTCGCAGATTGTCCTCTATGCTCTTACGTGCCTGTAACCTGTCATAGACTTGACCACTGCACTCTCTGCCAAAATCATATCACAGCCGCCGTTGGGAACGCGAAACGGCCCCGTGACTCGGGAGGATGGGCTCCCGACCAGATCAACCCCTCGATCAACCAACCCAACAATATGAACTTGCGTTCACGAAACACGCCTTCAAAACCCCAGCGCTTATCCCGCCCAGCTCCCAAGCGACAACGCGGGCCAAGTGGGAAGAATTCAAAATCAGTTGCTGTGGCCTACTCAAATAGGACCCGGAACACTGCCCCCAAAATTCAGTCGATCGGCTCCGATGTGGTTATTTCACACCAGGAGCTTTGTGAAGCCTTCGTCATAGACGGCATTGGAGAATACCAAGTTCACACCGTCGGTAACTCCAAGATAACACCATTGTCCGTGTCCCTCTTTCCCTGGGCCAATTTCATGGCACGCGGATATGAGTTCTATGAATTTGAGTCTCTCCAATTCATAGTCCGTTCCAACTTGGCTTCCACCACACCCGGTGCTTCTTACCTAGCCGTTGACTTCGATGTCCTTAATCCGCCTCCCAACTCCGTTCAAGAGATTGAGAGTCTTCGCGGAGCTGTTCGAGCCAACGTGTGGGTCCCGGAATTGGTCTATTCCGCCACCCGCGAACAGCTTAAGCGGTTTGGAAAAGTCAGGTCTACGAGCATCAACTTTTCCCTCCCGAGCGACGCCGCCGTGACCGATCCTCGCCTGAATTTTCTTGGCAACATTTGGTTCGCCACCATGGGACTTTTCGTCCCAGGTACCGATGTGGCACCCATGTTGGAACTGTACGTGAGATACCGCATCCGACTCAGCAATCCCAAACCCCCTATCATTGATCAGAACTCTTTTGTGTGCTCGATCAATGCAACCCAGACAGCTGCAGGCTCCGTCTTTGACAAACCTGTCGCCACAGCCACGTTCTGGAACGGAGCTCTCTCTGGGGCTCAGATAGGAACTACTGCTGATGAGGGAGACTTTGCTCTTAATATTTCCATCCCCGGATATTACGAGCTTGACGTTTTCACTAGCTCACTTGATAGTGAAATCGAGTCTAGCGAACCTTCACTGTTCAACATAATCGCCGACACCCCACCCAGCCTTGACACTAAGCTGGAGGCTTTCACCGGCAGTGACCAAGTGGACAGCTTTCCCCTCTCCTGGTTCAATGCCAGCGATACCCTTACTGACGATGCCCCTTTTGCTGGCTCCGAACGATGGCTTATTGTCGTTCGGGAGGTGCCCTACACGGTGTCTTTTACCGCCTTGTTTAACACCTCTCTCAATTCCCCTGAGATAACCCAGAGTCGACTGATTGTGAGACCCGCCGTCCCCGCTGCTTATGTCTTCGACGGCAGTGTCACTAACCCCGGGTTTCCCGTCCTAAGCCCCACCCTCGCCGGCTTGAGCTTGACCACCAGCGGATCGGTGTCTCGGAGCGGCGGCCCAGTCGCCACACGTGAGAGTTTCAGGAAAGTCACAAGGCATTCAGCCACCACTCCCACTCGCGCTACCCTCTCGCGCCTGCTTAGCAAAGAAGCATCTACCTCGGAAGCCCCCACAGATGGCTCCTCCAGGAAGACCAAGCAGAAAGAGAGCGCCTCAGGCACAAAAATCAAAACAAAACAAAATAAAAATTAACTTGCCA